TGGGATCTGGAGGGAGAAAAGTAATGTTTGTATATGAGAAAAAGTTACAGTACCCTGTCAAGATCAAGAACCCGAATCCACGGCTTGCCGCGGCGATCATCTCGCAGTATGGAGGCCGATATCTCATTTATCCATAAAGAAAGCGCCTTGTTACGAGGCGCTTTCTTTATGCCAAATTTGACAAACCGCAAAAATTCCTATATGGTGACCCTATACTCCCGCCGAAATAAAAAACGAAAGAGGGATCTTTGTGCATCATACGCTTTTTGAGTATATCTTCGCTTTCGGGGTCTCCGTTCTCTCGTACATGATCGCCCGCCTTTTGCACTATGTTGTCCTCAAGTGCGAGGACGCAGATACTCACCCTCGCCTGCGCACCGCGCTCTGCTGGGTGATGTGCCTCTTTTACTTCCTCGGCATCATTGTGACGCTGCTGCTCGGCCTGATTGAAAACCTGCACCGCAGCCGCATTTCTAAACTCCACGAGGCCGATATCCGCGAGCTGCGCCGCCGCTATGCCGCCGTCAAGAAAGAGGTTCGTTCCATTCTCGCTAATCCCAATCCGCGCGAAACAGTGCTCTCCGAAGTCAACCAGGCTATGGACCGCATGAGCTTTGACTTTCCGCTCGAGGATGATGAGCGTGATATCGGCCCGCTTGCAGACATCGAGAACCGTTATATCTGACACGCATAAAGCAAACGCCCCGAGCCTCCCGGCCCGGGGCGTTCTCTTATTCTCAGCTATTCCACGGTGCTTTTCCGATGTCCTTCTCGCTGTACCCCGCATCAAGATACAGCCAGTCCTTTTGTTTCTTGCTCAGCTGCATCTTGTCGATCGCGTCCAGCACCTTCGCCTTCTTGCTTCCGTTGATGGTCTTGCCGTTCTCGTCCTTGTCGGCGGTCAGATCGGCCGTCGCGTCCTTGTACTCGGCATAGGTCTCGGCGCTGATGCCCTGCTTCTGCGCCTCCTGCGCCGCCGCATAGCTTCTCGACGAGCGGGACAGGTCATCGTGCAGCCGCTCTTTCTGCTCGTTCGTCAGCTTGAGCTTGCGGACGAGCTCGAACTGCGCTGCCTCGCGCTCGCCGTCGGTCAGGCTGTCGTCCTTGTCGATCTTGCGCCACTTCTGGATCGCGTCGTAGATGACCTCGCGGTCCGCGCCCATGTCGACAAGCTCCTGATAGGTCCGCATCTGCGACGCGCTCAGTCCGCCGTCGTTCGCTGCATAGAAGTCACGCGCCTCGCCCAGCGCGTTTCTGCCGAACAGCATCGCTTGCAGCACGGTCGAAAAATCGGGACTGACTGCGTATTGCAGCCGCTCATTGTCGCCGCTTCCCTTATACGTGCCGCCGCGTGCCAGCGTCTCCACGCCCTGCGCCGTCTTCTCAAGCTGCCGCCCGCCGGGGAGCGTGTCGCCCGCAATGCCCATGAGCTGCCGCATGATCTCGCTGCCGAATCCCTCTGTGTCGCCGGACGCGGCGTCCGAAACGGCGCTGCCGATTCCCTTTGCCGTGCCGTAGATATCCGGCATCGGCAACGTCTGGTCGCCCAGGCCTAACAGGCCGGACACATTGCGCACATACGGAACGTCGTTGCTGACGTTGTAGATCGTGTCCTCTGCCGCCGCCGCAAGGTTGAATTCGTCGTTGCCCGCATCTTCATCTGTGCCGAACAGGCGCTCGCCGGTCATCTTCTGCCACACGTCGTCGACCCACACACCCAGCTGCTCGTTGGTGCTCAGTCCGTTGCCGGACGCCAGAAAGCCCGTCAGTAGGCCCAGCACGTCGAACTGCGCCGGTGTGCCGCCGTACAGCTCCTCGTCCACGCGGTTCAGGATGAACGCGCCGAGCAGCGTGCCGACGATGATGCCCGCCAGCCGCCGCGAGGCTTCCTTCTTGCCCAGCTTCTCCTCCATCTCGCGCAGCCCCGGCCCAAAGAGATCCTGCGTCACGTGCTCCCAGCTGTTCAGCGCTTCCACCTGGAACAGGTTTACCATCTGCGAAATAAGGTTTTTCGACTGGAATGTCAGCGGCGCCGTGCCCTTCGAGCGCGAGCCCATCATGTCGCGGCCCCAGCGGTCCGCCGCACGCAGGGCATCTTTCTCGCTCTTGCCCTCGGCGAGCTCCTTGCGGTACTTGCCGCGCACCGCGATCGAGCTGACGAGATAGTCCATCCGCTCAAGCGGCCAGAACAGCGCCGCCGTGAACTTGTCGCCCTTCGTGCTTGTCAGGTAGCGAATGCCGCGTTTCTCCGTCAGAAAGTCGCTCCTGTCGGCGAAGTCGCCCTTCGCCTTTCCGCTCGCGATGTCTCCGATCGCCTCGGCGACGTACTTCGGCCCCAGCTCGCCCGCGATCATCGGCAGCTGTGCCGTCTGGTTCAGCGCCGACGAGAGGTTCCCCGCCACGTTCGCGCGGGCAAACGTGCTCACGAGCTTGCGCCCCACGTTCAGCGACATGCGCCCGACCTCGCGCTCCATGCTGCGGTCGTTGAACAGCTGCTTGCCCGCCAGCTTGTTCGCGTAGTCATCCAGCCACGTGACAAGGTCGCCGTATTTCGTCGTCTGCGTCACGTCGTCGAATAGGCTGTCGGTGTACTTCTCCATCGCCTGGTTCATGGCTTGATAGCTCATTTTTGCGCTGCTGTCAATGATGCCATTTGTTTTCAGGAACAGCTCTTTCTCCTCCGCCGTCGCGAATTTCAGGTCTTCTGCCTGCTGAATCTGCGCGCTGATCTCGTCCGGCGCATACTTCTTGCGGAAGTATTTCGATGCTGCGCGTGTGCGCATGATATCGTCCGTGTGATACAGCACGTCGCTCAGATAGTCGACGTACTTCTCAAAGCCCTTCTGGATGTCAAAGTCCGTGCTCTTGCCGTTTCGGTGCTGGAAAAAGGGATTGTACCGCTTGTTCGGCTTGAATTCCTTCGTCAATCCCGCGATGCTCGCTGGCAGCTTGCCGACCTCGGCGCCCAGATCAACGCCGATGGCCTTGAGCGCCCGCTCGAGCTTACCGCTCTCCGCCTCTGGCTGGAAGTGCGGCGCGTAGCCCTTGATAAAGCCGATGGGCTCGTACCCGTGCGCCACGAGGAAGTCGTTGATTGCAGCGTAGAACTCGTTGTAGAGCCCGCTGTATTTCGCCGCCGCGTTCTCGACCCTCACGCGGTCGACCTCGCCGCTGTCGAGCTCCCTCTTCGTCTCGAGCCAGTCCGCGTATCGCTGCGCCAGCTCGCGCTCCTCCTTGCCGTGCAGACCAAACTCCTGCGCCGTGTCTTTCATCTCCGCACCGTCGAGCAGATTTTCCGCCGCGTGGATGATCTGCTGCTTGATCTCGCTCTTGCCGACCATCTCATCGACGGCCTTGCCCTCGATGGAGAGCTGTGCCAGCGCCCGCTCGCGCTGCGTCAGCGCCTCCTCCTTGCCGTCCTTGCCCTTGAAAGTGCGCACCTCGTCGTGCATTCGGTTGACGAAGCGCTTTCTCTCCTGCTCGTTGACGTAGACCGGCTCGAAGATCGCCTCGTTGATCTTCTCCCCTCGCTTCCAGCCGAAGATCGCGCGCATGCTGCGCTGCGGCGTGCGGTGGTACAGGGCGAAACCGCTCTCCGGCGAAATTCCCTTGCCGCTTTTCTCCTTGGTGAATTCGCCGTCAAAGTGCTCGTCGAAGAGGTCTTTCATCTTCTCTTGCAGCCTGTCGTTGATCTCCGCGCGGCGCTGCCGGATGAAGTCGGTCGACATAGATTGCTCGGCGCTGTAATAGTCAGCCAGCTCTACCACCTTGCCGCGGTTCATCGTCGCCGGGATATCTGCCTCGTCGTACAGTCCGGATGCGATGTTCAGCGCGAAATTCTGCTCCTTCGGTGTCGTGCCCAGACGCTTGATGGCCTTGCGCGTCTCGCGCTGGATCGTCTTCGCTGCTCGGTCGTTCGCGATAAGCTGCTCAACGTTGCTGTAATCGCCCGCGCTGTTCTCGATCTTCACACCCAGCTTCTCGAGCGCTTCCGTGCCCTTGAATTCGTCCTTGCCCTTGTCGCGCAGCCGCTCGGCCTTTTCCGCCGCCTGCTGCGCGCTCCTGCCGGAAAGATAGGCGTCCAGATTCGGGAATTCCTGCATGTTCGGCTTCTTGCTGCGCTCATCCTTCACGCGCCGCACGGCCTCCTGCACGCTTTGCGGCATCCGCGCCAGCTCCTTGTCCCACTCGCCGCCGTCTTCATCCTCCGCCGAGAAACGGATATCCGGATCGTCTGTCGGCGTTTCGTTGGAAACGTTTTTGATCTGCTCCGGCGAGAAGGCGATGTACACCGCGTCTGGCGTTCCGTCATCGTCCACTTCATCTGTAGACTTGACGATAATACCGTCATGCCCGCCTTCCTGCGCCCAGCGTTTCAAGTCGCCGTGCCGAATGTCAGCCTGACTAATTGCGCTCCCCCATCCCTCATCCTCAATAACGAGCGGATTTTTCAGGTTTAGGTAGACTTCCATGATAGTTTTCTCTCCACCCGTCGAAAACGTCGCTTCTCTTGCGTAGCCCTGCGCGTCCTCAATATACGGGCTAAAGTAGAACCCAAGGTCGCCGCCTCTGTTCTGGAAGTTTTGTTCGATGCGCCCTCTGTCAAATACAGTGAATTTCGCTCCCGTTCCGTGATAAAGCGTCAGCAATCGTCCTTGCTCGTCCCTCGCCTTGCTATCCTTGAAGTATTCCCGCTGTTGCGCGGTCAGCTCGCGGCCTGCGCTGTCAGTCTCGTCCTCCACGGAATATCGCGTCTTCGGCTTGACGTTCCCGCCGCCGTCTGATACACTGCTGTCATCGAGCTCAACCTTTGCTTGCAGCTCCGGGGACTTTAATACTCGGTTGCCAGGCGGCATTTGGCTTGGCTCGTTTTCTTCGCCCATGATCTGCCGCTGAATCTCGTCGCCCAGCGTCGGCGACTTGACATTTTCATGTACGTCTGATATAGTATCGCCCGAGCGGTAGTCTTTTGGGCGCTCGGCCTTGTAGCCAAACTCGCCTAAAAAGCTGTCCGCTTTTTTGCTGTCGTAAATGCGGAGCGTCTTGCCTTCTGCAATCTGATTTTTAATCCACGCCTGCGGGTCATCCAGCCCGTAGGCGCTTTTTATTCTGTTGACGCTTTCGCCGTCCAGCTCGGTATTTTCCAGCACTCCGACAAGCAGCGGCTTTCCGTCACCGTCGATATCCTTTGTCAAAATGCCGATTTTATCGCCCACCTCGAACGACAGTACCGGATCGGACAGGGCTTCCGCAAGCCTCGTCATTGCTCTTGGCGGAACGTTGTGTTTTTCGGACCTCGATTTTCTAAAATCCTTCTGCGACATGACAAGCGGCTTGCCGTCAAATCCCGCCGCGTCAAGCGAGCTCGGCGATTCTCCGTAATAGAATTCATCGTGGGTCGTCATTTCTCCCGCGCGGTATTTCTTCATCTGCTCGCGAATGGTCAAGCCTCGCGTGTTGTTGATGCTGTAGCTCACCCCGCCATCCGCGAACACCGTGTTCTCGTCGCCGGTGTCCGGCTTGCGGCTCCTGCGTTCCTCCGCCGTCAGGCCGCGGCGCGAGGCAGCGTCCCGCGCCTCGATCTCGCCCGCCGTGTCGTGGTAGAGGTCTCCCGGCAGCCTGCCGTCCCTCGCGTTTCTATCAATGCTGTCGCGCAGGCTGAAATAATCCCACACGCGGTCGCCGTATTTTTCTTCCAGTTGGTCGCGCCTTTCGTCGAAGCGCACCCATTCCGGCGGATCCGGCTCGACCTGCTCCCATGTGTCCATGTCGACTTTCCCGCGCGGCACCGTCGGCGCCATGGCGTTCAGTTCTTCCATGCTGCGCATAAATTCGGGATCGTTTGCCTTCATCTGCTCATACTGCTCGCGCAACCGCGCGCCTTCGCGTCTGGTTTCGGCGTCCCTGCCGTCATATCCCTCCTCGAGTTTTCTGTTCCAGTATTTCAGATTTGCCCCGGGTGTGAAGCCCTCTCTTCTCTGAATGGCGTGCTGTACCTCGTGAATGAGGGAATTCAGCAGCGCCTCCGGTCTGTTTTTCAGGTCGCGGCTCAGTTCAATGCTGTCGAACCTGCGGTTATACCCGCCGTTCTGCCCGCGCTCAAGATTCTGGAACGTTACGCCGACGTCAGCAAGATCGGGATAGGCTGTGAATAGTTCCGGCGCATTTACCAGCTTGCCCAGCGTGGTGTAATTGGGGATGGATTTTGTAGCCTCTTTCGTTGTCTCCAATGTGAGCGCCCACTTCTCAAAATCGCCTCCGAACTCGCCGGTCAGCTTCTCATACAACGCCTCGTCGGTGTCTCCGCGCTCTGCGCTTCTTTGGTAGTCCGCAAGGTCTCTCCTCTGCTCGTCCGTCAACTTGCGGTCGGTCAGCTTGGCCCATGCGCGGTTTTTCTCCCGCAGTTCCGTGTCATAGTCATACAGTCCCGATTCAAAGCGCAGCTTCATCCCACTGTCGTTCACCTCGGAACGCCACTTTCCGTCCGCGCCGCGGAACCAGCCCGTTTTCTGCCGGATCGTCTCAGCGTCCACGCCCTGCATCTCGTAGCGCTCGGCCTCGTGCAGCGCGTCAAGGTCTGCATTCTCGGCATTGCGGCCCGCGTAAGAATATTTCTCAGGCGGTCCTCTGCTTTTTACCTCATCCACCGCGCGCAGCGTCAGGCCTTCCGGCTCGCTCGCCGGATGTTCCGCCGCTTCCGCCGCGCGTTCAATCGCGTCGACCGCCTGCTCGTGGTAGCGGCTCGCCCTCTGGCCGTAGCTGTCGATGCCTGCGTAGGCATCCTCCATGATCTCTTCCCACACGTAGAGCTCGCGCTCTTCCGCCGTCATGCCGACATAACCGTTCGTCAGCGGCTCATAGCAGCGCTCATAGACTTCGTAGATGCCGCGCCAGTCCGCGCCGCCGCGCACCGTCTCCATGAAGGCGCGCACGTTTTCTTCTTCCGTGATGAGGTGCCCGACCTCGTGCTTGCCGATCTCCGACGCCGTGCGCTTCTCACCGTCCACGCGCAGCACCATTTCGCCGCTCTCGCGGTTGATGATGCCACGCACGCCAACCGGCCCATTCTCGGTCTCGACCTGCAAAAGGCCCGTCACCATCGTCACGCGCTTCACGCCCTTGCCGCGTGCCCAGTCCGAAAAGCTGCGCAGCTCGTCGTCCCAGTCTTCCTCTGGCAGCACGTGCAGCGTCTCGTCGCTCGTGCCGCCCTGCACGCCCAGTGCCGCCGCACTCGTGAGCGGCTGCTCCCACGCGATCTCTCGGCGCCGCTGCGTCAGCTCTCGGTTTCTGCGCCGCCCTTCCGCTGTCGTGCTGCGTAATTCGCCAGCTCCTCCGGCCCCAGGCTCAGAAGGTCGCCGTCCTCTGTCTCCACCGTGTAGATCGTTTTCCGCTGCCACGGCATCGGCACGCTGCCTGGTGCCTTCGGCAGGCTCAGACCATCCGGCATTTTCTTCCTGTCGTCCATAGATTCCTCCGTTCCGCCCCTCCGGCATGTCGTAGATCGGGAGCTCTTCGTGTGTCCGCTCGCTCATGTCCGCGCCGGGGATGGCTTTCTTTGCTGCAATGTATTCTTCGTTCGGTGCAATGTGCTGCCCGTGGATATCCGTATAGCCGTTTGTCAGCATGTCGTCCAGCAGCAGCTCCACGCGCTTCGCCGCCGCGAAGTTTTCCTGCCCGTGGTTGTGGATGATCGCACTCAGCGAGCGGTCGATGTCGTCGTAGCGCACGCCCTCGTCATCCAGCAGCCGCGCGATGTGCTCGCTCACGCCGCGCTTGGTGCGGATGTATTCGTCGTCGCCCGCCTCACGGCTCGTCCGGCGGATGAGCTCGCCGCCCTTCTGGGCGAAGCTCATCTCCTCCTGCAAGACCGCCGCCGCGTCCGCGTAATAGCCGTGCAGCTCGGGGTGGTCGAACTGGAAGGCGTTCACGCTCCGCTCGCCCACGCTCGCGCTGTCGCGCCGGTCGATGTGCTGATCCTCATTCACGCGATAGATATTCTCTTTCGCGTCCACGGCCAGCGTGCCGTCTTTCAGCCCATCTTCGACCTTCTGCGCGTTCTGCTCGTTGCTGTACTCAAGAAGATTCACGCGCTTGCCCGCGTCCAGGGCGTCCGCTTTGCCCTCTGCCGCGCCCTGTGCGGCGTTCGGCTGTGTGGGCGTCAAATTACCCCCACCCGTGCCCTGCGCGCTCTCAGGCGTCACCGCAGGCTGTGCGGGCATGGTGTTCTGCTGTCCGACGGTTGGTGCGGCCGCAGGCGTGCTGTTCTGCATCACCGCCGCGGCGCCCGGCGCACGCGGAGAGATCGGCGCTGTCGGCGCGTTCTCCTGCATGGCGCTCATACCACCGCCCGTCTGCACGGGTGCGATGCTCCCTCCAACCGGCGCGACCGGCGCAAGTCCGGATGCGCCCGTGCCGATGCCGCCCGCGCTCGTGCCTGTATAGGGGAGCATTTCGCCGTAGATGCTCAGCAGGAATTCCCGCATTGCGTCGACTTCCTTCTGCGCGCCCACCACTTGCAGGTCATCCAGCGTATAGCGCATCTTGTCCACGGCATCCATGACGGACTGTGCGCCCGCTGCCTTCTGCTCCGCCGTCGCGCGCGGGTCCTCAATGATGCGCTTGGCGTAGTCGTAACGCTCCTTGGCTGCGTCGTTCAGCTCGTTCATGTACTTCTTGTTGCGCCCCGTGATGGCAGCGGCGTTGATGGCGCTCGAGATCGCGCCGAAGGCAAAGGCCGTCAGCGCTGTCTCGCCGATAGCTTTCCAGTCCGGCGTGTAGTCTTCGTCGGTCATCGCCTTGGAGAGCTCGCTCGCGCCGGTCTCGCCCGCCGCATAGCCGACCGCCGATGCACCGCCGAGTGCAATGTTCGGCAGGACGTAATTCTGCTTGCCTGCCGCGCGCAGCAGCTTGAGCCCCGCCGCGTTCACGCCCTTGGAGAGCGCGCCGCCCGCCGCCACGCCGAGCGCCGATACCGTCGCGCGCAGCGTCGCCTTTTCCGCGTCGTACTGCTCGCCCGCTTTGCGGCGGTAGTCCGCCGCGTTCCCACCGGCCACGGACAGCGCGCGCCCCGCGACATCCATGCCCGGCGCGACCATGCGTTCCGCCGTCTGCAAGCCGATCTGCGTCGCCGCCGGAACGATGCTCAGCACGCCTTTTTTGATGCCCTTCGTCCCCGCCGTGCTCTCCTCGCTCAGCTTTTGCGCAAAGGAATAGCCCTTGTCAGCCGTATCATACAGGCTGCTCGCCGTCTTCTCGCCGCTCTCGATGACCTTGCCGTACTTCTCGCGCTCGCTGCGCGCGATCGCAAGGGCCTCGTTCGTCTCCTTGATGTCCTGCGCCGTCATCGTCGGGTCTTTCAGCGTCTTTTCCAGCGCCGCAATCTGCTTGTCAAGCGTTTCCGCTTGCCTACGATAAACTCCGCTCATCTCCGTGCCGCCGCGCCGGTCCGTCGCCACGCCGCCGAGGTTTGCAAGGTTCGCGCCCTCGGAGACAAGGCCGCTTTCAATGCCCTTGAGCACCCGCTGCCCGAAGGTCTGCTTGCTCGCCTGTCGGCTGGCGCTCGGCGTGGTCTGCTTGTCCAGCTCGTCCGCGTGCTCGGTCTCGCGCGTCGTCTTCCTGCTCGCGGCGATGCTGCGCTGCTTCTCCGCACCGGGAATCTTCGTAATCTGGATGCGCCCGCTGCTGCCGCTCACGGCGCTGCCGCTGCTTCCCTTTTTCTCCCCTGAATAGTCTTTTGCCGAGGGCGCGCTTTTCTGCGCGCCCTCGGGCTTGATTTGTGTGATCTTAATTGCCATATCGTCACCTCATCAAAACGTGATGTTGAAGCCGTTGGCTTTCAGCTTTCGGGAAATTTCGGTTTTCTCCTCGTCCGTCAGCGCCGCGCGGTCCAGCGCCGCCGCAAACGCCTCGGGCGAATTGAACCGGTAGCCGTTCCACGTGAAAATACCCTCGTCCGGATCGTAGCCGAACGTCATCCTCCCGCTGCCGCTTCCGGTATAGCCGTACTCCGACGCGAGATAATCGTCGTTGAAGCCGTTCTTTTTCAGCACGTTCACGACCTCCTGCGTCAGCTGTCCCGCTTTTGCCATCGCCTTTGCGGTTGTCAGGCTCATGTTCGTTCCGCCGCCGCTCGTCCCGCCGGACCGCCTCGTGGTCCCGCCGCTTCTGCCGCTCGTCTTCGCCGCGGCCTGCGCCGCCTGCTGCTTGTAGTAGTTCTCGAGCGCCTTGACGTACTCGCTCTCGTACCCGCTCTTGCCGATGAGCCCCGCGCTCGGCGAAACGCCTACTTGCAGCATCGCGTCGACCTGCGACCGGCTGAGCTCCTGGTCCTGCTGCTGCTTTTCCTTGATCTCGTCCAGCACGCCGAGATAGCGGTTGTACTCCGTGTTGTCCTGCCCCTGCAAACCGCCGAGGTAGTCCTGCAAGCGGCCGTACTCGCCGAGGTAGTTGTTGTAGTCGAAGTTCCTGTCGGTGTTGAACTGGTTCAGCCGGTCGAGATACTTTGCGTAGTCGAGCTGCTCCTGGTTGTTCACGGCCTCAAGGTCACTGAGCTTCATCTGGTAGTCCTTGAGGTATCGCTCATAGGCCTGCTGATAGAGCGTCGGGATCACGTCGGAGAGCTTCGTTGCGTAGTAGTCGCCCGCCTGCGTCGCCGCGTTCACGGCGAACGAGCTCGGCCGTCCGCCGCTCGCGGCGCTTGCTTTCGCCAGTGCGTCCGCCGTCGCCCGCTCGCCCTCGCGCAGGTACGTCTTTTTGTAGCTGCTGTACTGCGGATCCGTCTCCTTGCTCCACGAGAACGGATCTCGCTTGAGCGCCGCGTCCAAAAGCTCCTGCTGCTTCTGCTGGAAGCGGTTTTCGTAGCTCGGCGCGCTGCCGTATGTAAACGGCTTGAACGAGCCAATCTTGTCGAGCGTCTCGTCGATCTTCGGCGCGTACTTGCCGTCGCTCACGTACTGGCTGCCATCCGCGCCGGCAGTGTAATTGCCGTAGCTGCTGCGCAGCTGGTTCGCCTTGGCGTTGATGAGCGCGCGCTGCTCCGCCGTCGTCGCACCCGCGTACTGCTTCTTGAGGTCGAGCACGCTCATACCGAACTCAGGGTGCTTTTTCGCAAGGTCGAGATCGTACTGCGAAAAATTCACATTGCTGCCGCTCGCCGCCTTTTGAAAGTCATCGTATGTATACGCCATTTTCTTCTCCTCTCTGCTTGAATTTTTACTGTGGTCCGCGCGTGCTCTTGAGTTCGCTGCCCGCGTAATACTCGCGATTCATCGAATAGACGCGGCACTCGCCCTTGCCCTCGATGCGGATGCGGTAATGGTCCGCGCGCCGCGGCACGATGGGCAGGTAATAGCTGCGCTTTCGCTCCGGTTTCAGCGTTTGCCCGGCCTGCACCCACTTCCCGTCGGAATCAAACTGCATCAGCACCTTTGCTTCGGCCCCCGCCGCGACCTCGATGCGCACCCACAGCTTGGCGATGCTCTTCTTCACGCCGTCGTAGCTCGTACTTTGGCTCGAGCCCTTTTCCGTGAAGTCGCCCGTCTCGGCGAACCACGTGAAGTCTTCCTCGTCCGTGCAGCCCTCCGGCGCGTCGAGGATGTTGCCCGTCAGCGCGATCTCGCCCTCCGCCGTCAGAAAATAGGTGTTCCCCTGATAACGGCAGAAGTGCGTCGCGTGCGTCTTGTCCTCGATGTGCCACATGCCCTTGCGCGTGTCGTAGACGTAGAGCTTCCACTCCCCGCTCTCGTCCTGCGCGCTCAGATAATACTTGAGGCCGTCGCTCCCCGCGCGCCCGCCGCGCAGCCTCGTCATGCCGAAGGCGTCGTGCAGGCTTTGCGGGATGCCACCGGAGTAGATCATCACGCCCGAGGTGGAGAGGTACAGCAGCCGCTCGCCCGCGATGGCGAGGCTCCCGCCGCAGCCCTTGGCAACGCCCAGCGTGGCCGAGCCCATCACCTCAAAGTTGGACGGAATGCTGCCGTACACCTTGTAGATGTGGTCCTCCTTGAAGAACACCGGATAGCCGAGGAAACTCACGCACCCCGTGAAGTCTCCCGCGCTGCCCGTGTCCACGGCGTAGCTGTCGGTCTCAAGCCCCTCAAACACGTTCCAGTTGAAGGGATCGCCGAGCTTGCTCGCGTAGATCGTGCGCCCGTCGCAGCCCCACAGCCGGTTTTCGTTCTCACACAGGTATTCTAAGTCCGGCACCGTGCGCCGAACCGTCAAGTTTCCCGTCTCCGTGTACTCTGTCGTGCCGTTTTCACCGTCCAGCTTGAAGACGTTTTCATAGAAATACATCTTGTCGCCGTCGATCTCGCGGATCACCGGCGTTTTGTTGTTCTCCGCGTGCTTCGTGCAGCCCGCAATCGTCACCGCGTCGCCTGCCTTGAAGTAGTTGCTCCATGCGACGCCGCTGCACTGAATGGTGTTTGCCTCCGCGGCCTCTTCATAGAGCTTGCCGTTCGTGAACGTTAAGCTGGCGCCGCTCCACGTGCTCTCAAGGCTGCCGAACTCGCCCGATACCGTGTTGTAGTACTTCTTGTCCGGCAGGATGATGATATAGGCCCCGATGGCGGCGAAGCGCTTCTCGCCCGCCGTCACGTCGCCTTTTTTCACGCCGCCATAGTAGAAGGCCGTGCCCTCCACCCACGCCAGCGCATCCCACGCGAAAAGTCCGCCCGGACTGACAAGATTCTTGTAAATTTTGCGCTTTGCGCGCGTCGAAAGTACAGGATAATAGTCACTCGTCAGGTTTTGCATGTCCCACAGCCCGCCGTCCCCTGCACCCAGGTTGTGGTCAAGGCCGTAGAATTGCAGCTGCCCGCGCTTGCCGATGCCGTCGGCATACGGGACCTCCGGCAGCTTCATTTGGCCTCACCGGCCTTTTCCGGCTCCGCCGCCTGCTTGTCCTGCGCGTTGCCCTGCGTCGGCTCTTCTGCCGCATCGCAGATCGTCACAATATTGCGAAGCGACTGGCGCACCGCTGCCACCACATCGACGGCATCGCCGTTGACGTTCAAAACGCCGATCAGGTGCATCGCGTGCGCCGCTTCCTGCTTAATCTTTTCATTCATGCTCTTTACCTCCAATTGGGTTGCGAATAGCTCCCATAATTGTTGACCGGTCGAACCGATAGCCAATTTGTGTTGTAATACGTCCCAATGTTGACGATCGCGCGGTATTTCTTCCAGTTCGGATGGACATACGTCCCGACATTGATGACCGCCTTCGCGCCGCTTCCGCCGCCGCCACCGCCGCCGCTGTACGTTGTGGCGGTACCCTCGTCGGAGTAATCCGATACGATCCAGTCGCCGCCCCAATAATAGAGGTTACACACCCACTCGTATGTCGTCCCCGGCGATAGCCCCGTGATCGTGCCGACGAATGTGCTCTCCCCGCCGCCGACTGCCGTGGAATTGAACTCAAATGTTCCGACGCCTGTGATGCGCACGTCGATGAGCCTCTTAAAGGTATAATCATCTGCGCCGCCCGTAAACTTGGCGTACACGTTGAGCTGCGTCCCGTCTCCGTCGACCGGCGACAGCGTACAATAAAAGCTCGCCATGCCTTACTCCTCGATGAAAAACACCGTGCCATACGGCGCGTGGCTCGGCGGCGAAGCGCCGAACGTGTAGTTGCCGCTCAGCACCAGATAGCCGCCGCCGAGCGAGACGACAGGGTAGTCGCTGGCATCGTCTTTTCCGATCAATGCAAACGGCCCCAGCTCAGATTCAAGAAAGATATTTCCCGCTGCGTGCATCTTCATGCCACCATAGGTCGCCGTCAGACCGACGCCGACCTGCCCCGTGCCCGTGTAGGCAAGATCCATGCTGCCGACAGGGGTATCTCCGGCCAGCAGGCTCACGCTCCCGCCGCGCAGCGCGCCCGCTGTCAGCGTGCCGTCGATGTTGACTGCCTTGACGTGCAGATCGACCGTTCCTGTGCTCGCGATCTGCGCGCCGTCCTTGCTCAGCGTGAAAGTCGTGCCGCTCGAACCGCTCGTCGCCGCCAGCGTGATTTTGTGCAAGTTCTGGTCGATAAGCGTCTGCGCATCGCTGCCGTCGATCTTGCCTCTCACCGTCGCGCGGATGCCGTTCACATCCGCCGTCAGGTTCGTCACGCTGCCGTCAAGGCTCGAAATACTCGCCTGCAACCCCTTTGCCGTCGCTTGCAGCTGCGTGATGTTCCCCTCGGCGTCGCCGATGCGCGCCGCCAGCCCCTCGGCCACGAGCGCGACCTGCGTGATGTTCCCCTCCGCGTCCTTGATCTCGCCGTAGATGGGATCGGTGATCTGCTTGACGAACTCGTCCGCCGCCGTCTTATTCATGTTGGAAAGGTCTAAGTTGTGCAGTGTGTAGCGCAGCTGCTCGACGAGCATGAAGAGGTAGTCCTGCATCGTCTCGACCTTGTCATTCACGCTCTCCTTCTGCGTGAACGACGGAAAATTCGTGTCGATGTATAGCCAGTTGGAAGGCATACTTCCTCCCCTCCTTTCTCTTCGGGCGGGAGAGCTGCACGCCCTCCCGCCCCGTGCTTTACTTCATCGTCGCGAGCTTCCGGACGAGGTCATCGCCGTACTGATACGCCGAGAGGTAATCCATCGTGCCGTCCGTCAACCCCGCGCGCTTCTGAAGCTGCGTGCGGTAATCGGGCGCCGTCAGCTTTCCGTGGAATTCCTTTTCCCACTTGCCCGCGTTCTCCCTGCCGGACCAGTACGCCGGGCAGAGCTTGCCCGTCACGTCGAAATGGCGGATGACGTTGCTCGCGGGAATGTTGTACTTCTTCATCAGCTCGCGCGTCAGCGCAAGCGCCCGCTCCACGGTGCGCGCGTCCGGCGCGTATGCGCCGTCCTTCCTCGCGTCACACAGCTCAATGCTGATGCTGTTGGCGTTCTTGCACTTTCCGTACATCGTCCCACCGCCGGTCTGCGCGCAGCTCGGGTACTTCTCCCCGCCGACCGCCCACGCGATGCGTAGATCGTCCGCGCTCTGGATGACCTCCTTCGAGTCAACGAAGTAGTGCGCGCTCGTCTTCACCACGTTCGATGCGTAGTATTTGGCGTTGTTCAGCGCCGTGTCGCCGTCGTTGCCCGTGTAATGAATGACGATGTAGCGGATGCCGCTCGCCGGGCGCGTGCCGCCGATGTTCCCCGCGTTCGCCGGGTATTTGCGGATATTCACACCGCTCACTCTCCCTTCGCGCTGCCCGCGGCGTTCTGTGTGCCGAAGTAGAACGCGATCACCATGAGGTACACGGTGTTAAATTCCTGCGTGACCGCGCCGCGCACCGTCAGGATGCAGAAGGTCGCCGTCAGCGCGATCGTCACAAGGCTCTTCACGCTGAGAAGGTTCGCAATTCTTTTGTTCAGTAATTCATTCATAAAGCCGTATCGTCCTTTCTGAAAATCTTGATGCCTGCAACAACGACAAGCTCTGTTGTCCATGCCTTAAACCATCGTTCCGTCAGCACGTCGGGCGGCGGCACGCCGAGCGCCGTCATGATAAGCGATGCCACGGTGTACCACGTCAGGCTGAAAATGGCGATGGATATGTACTTGTCCCGCTTTTTCATCTTGTCCCAGCGGGCTTTCAGCGCTTTCATGCTGCCGCCCCGCTGTCGAGGATCGAGTGGATCCCGCACTCGGCCAAAAATTCTTTTTGCTTGTGCTTCACTTCGGCGGCGTAGTCCAGTGCGGCGTGCATGTCCCCGTTGCAGTGCGCGTCCGGAATACGCTGCATCGCCTTCGCCGTCGCCTCACCCAGGGCGATAGCCGCCCAGCTGCCCTCGATGAGCTTGAGCATCAGCTGCTCCTGCATCTTCTGTTGCTCGGCGGCTTTCTCGCGCTCCCTCTTGTCGCGCCGACGGTCGCGGGCGGCGATGGCCTCGATAAGTGCCACCACCACCGCCGCTGCGGCGGAAATCAACGCCGCCGTCATAACGTTGCCTCCTTAAAATACTGTCCAACCAGCTCGTGCGGCAGATACTGGAGAGTGATTTTATTACCGGACTGCTCACCAATACGCTCGCAGAGGTACAGCTTAGTGTCCTCGGGGTCTTTGTAATAAAGACCATAGGTGTACTCCATGCCGCGGCTTGCGGGGATTGGGTCATCCTGCGTGCCCGCGTGGTCGACGTTGATGATCGTCCACACGGCAGGGGTGGAGTGCGGCGGCCAGTTCTCTTGCGTGGTGTGGCCCTGACCTTTGTTGACGCGGTAGACGTGCAGCACGCCGCTTTCGTCCATATCGCTGCGGCGGTCGCCGGGCTTGACGGTCTCGCCGATGTGATCCGCCCAGCGCGGGAACAGCTCGGGCGACTTCGCCGCCTCGCCGTCAGAGAGCGACGCGCTGGCCTGCTCGATGGCCGGGCGCAGCCTTGCCGCACGCTGCGGCGTGATGCTCTGACCGACCAGCGCCGTGACGGTCGCCTCCGAAAGCTCGGATTCCGTAGGCTTTCCCATTTTGATAGATACCGTGCCGTCGCGGTGGTCAGTGATGGCCCCGCTCAGGCTGTACTCACTGTTGTCGTACTCGTTGACGACCTCTTTGGTCTCGCCCGTGGGCTGGCCGTTTTCGTCGTACTTGGGTACGGTGTCGCGCTGCACGATGCTCCACGGCGTGTTGTCAGGCAGCAGTTCCGCGACCTCTGCGTGGGTCATGGTGAGCGTGATGATCTTGGTGTCGCGTCCGTCCCACGCGCGGTCGTTGTTCGCACCGCTGATCGCTGCGGGGTATTCCGTGTTGTTGACTTTGATGTGGATACTCATGTGTGCTCCTTTCTATTGCGGCGTGGCGTTCTCTTGCAGCCACGCCAGAAGATCGCCCGAGGGGGCTTCGTCGAAAGTAATGGTGCGGTATGCTGTGTCGCGCCACCCGCGACGCTGGTCCCATGCAGTGGAGGCAAAACCGCTTCCCAAATATGACATGTTGGGATTGTCCCCCCTGTTTATTATTTGGATTCCTGTAATTGTTTTGGAGCCTCCTTCGTAGTGTGCGCGTGTGCTAAACGTGGTTGACGTAGTAGAAACAGGGATTGAAAGTGTCTGATTGAAGTACCACGTCAAGCTCACATCCGGCTCAAAGTTGATATCATACCCCGTCCCGTTGATCAGCGTCCTGCCCTTGAGGATGTTGTACACCGTGCCGTTTACCATACATTTCCCGCCCTTGACGGTGTAGACCGTGCCGTTGACGAGTGTTTTGTGCGTAGCGGGTGGTGGCGGAGTGACATTGCCCGAGCTGTCTACTTCCATGTCCTGCGGAAGAACCAAAGCGGGGCGGATGCCGAACGAGCTGGATGCTTTGCTGGCCTCGCAGACGCCGTCGTAGTTGACGAGCCACACCAAGCTGGTGTTGTTGGTGATCGGGGAGCGGAGATACCAGTAGTCGGCCGAGCCGTTCAGTTTCGCAATACGCTTGTTGTTGGCGGACGTGCCGGTTCCGGCCTCGAAGTAGGACAGCTTCGCACCGTCTACCGGGAAGTAGGAGTTATCGCTGGTCGTGAAGCCAATCTCGTAGCCGGACAGCAGGAAAATCTTGCAGAGCAGGCCATTTGCACCGCTTTGATCCGAGCCACCGGAGCCGCCGTTCTTACGGTACGGGATCTTCACCTGCTTGATTGCGTCCCTGATGTTGCTCTCAAACGCGTTCAAGAACGTGCTGTTCAGTAAGCTGTGGATGGTGCTGTTCTCCAGATTGTTATCATCCGAGCTGTGCCATCGTGTGGCCTCGAGGATGTCCTTCATCAGCAGCCAAGTGCCGTCACAAGAGCTATCATACATGCTGGACGGCTTGCCCTGATGGACGACGATAAACTCTTTTGCCGTACCGCCTACTTTCAGCTTGACAATACTGCCGACGGCCTTGGCGCCAAGTTTTGCATTTGCCATCTCAGCGCCTCCTTATTTGAAGTACCAGTTGATAGCGTAGTTCTCGGTGGGTGTGGTCTCCGTGCTCACCAGCGTCTGCTTGACGATGTTGCCGCTTGCGATGTAGTCGCTGCCGCGCGTCGCCGCCACCAGCCCGCCCGAGCCGTCGCCCTTGATGAGGGAGGTGGTGGAGGGGACATTGACGGGGCCTGCGGGGCCCTGCGGGCCGGTCGCACCGGTCTCGCCTTTCTCGCCCTGCTTGCCCTTTTCGCCCTGGTCTCCCTTGGGGCCTTTGATGTTGACCGTCGCGGGATTCGCAAGCCCGCCGTCGTTCGTCCAGCTCAGGTCTCCCGCCGCGGACACAGTGGGCGTAAAGGTCGCGCCTTTTGCGCCGTCCGCGCCCTTCGCACCATCCGCCCCGGCAGGGCCTCGCGGGCCGGTCTCGCCTTGCGGGCCGGTTTCACCTTGCGGACCAGTCTTGCCCTGCGGGCCCTGTTCACCCTGCGGACCCCTTGGCCCCTCTGGTCCGGTATCTCCCTTCGCGCCGTCAGTGCCGGCAGGCCCCCGTGCGCCCGTGTCGCCCTTCGGGCCCTTGAGGTTCACGGTCTGCGGATTCGCCTTGCCGCCGTCGTTCGTCCACGACAGGTCGCCGTCGTCGCTCATGCTCGGCGTGAACGTCACGCCGTCGCGTCCGTTTGTCCCGTCCTTACCCGGCGCACCGTCTGCGCCGTCTTTCCCAGGCAGGCCGTCCGCGCCCTTTGCGCCATCCTTGCCCGGGGCTCCATCCGCCCCGGCAGGGCCTTGAGGGCCAGTTTCGCCGGGATCGCCTTTCGGGCCCTGCGGCCCCTCGGGCCCCGTGTCACCTTTCGCGCCCTGTAGCGGGCCGTTGTTGACGAACTCGCCGGTAATACCGTCGAAAATGTAGATGTCGTAGGGCTCTGCCGTGCCCACGCCGTAGGCATCGCCCGCCGCTGCGGTCGCTTTCTGCGCGGCGTCGAGCGCAGCCTTTGTGCCGTAGTAGCCCAGCACCTTGAAGCCGCTGCCGGTCTCCCCCTTGGGGCCTGCGGGGCCCTGTTCACCTTGCGGGCCGGTCTGTCCCCGCGGGCCCTGTTCGCCCTGCGGGCCGCGCGGGCCTTCGGGGCCGGTCGGTCCGGTCGCGCCGGTGCCGCCTTTCTCTCCTTGGGGGCCGGTATCGCCCTTGTCGCCTTTCAGCGCGGCGAGCTGTGCCGCTGTGAAGTCGGAATAGGTAAAGGCATCGCCCTTGTCTCCCTTTGCACCCTGCGGGCCAGCGGGGCCGGTCTCGCCTTGAATGCCCTGCTCCCCCTGCGGGCCGCGCGCGCCGGTTTCACCTTTTGGGCCCTGCGGACCCGTCGCACCGGTTGCGCCGGTCTCGCCTTTTGGGCCCTGTGCGCCGGTTGCGCCCGTGTCGCCCTTGGGGCCGGTTGCCCCAGTCTCGCCCTTGGGCCCCTGCGCGCCGGTATCTCCCTTGGGGCCGACTTCGCCCTGTGGGCCGGTCGCGGCAACGCCCGTGTCGGCAAAAGCGCCCGCCGTGGCGTCCCACTTGAACCAGTTGCCCGTGGTCTCGTCGACGTATGGCATCTTGGAAACCGCCGTCTCCGCATCCGCCGCCGCCTGCAAGACCTCATCAACCCAGCTTTGATAGGCTGCGGGCGGCTCGGTCGTGCCGTTTGCGCTCAGCGACGGTTTGACCACCGTGCGCCACGTCCTGCTCTTGGCGATCACGCCGCCCACGATGTAGGTGAGCTCGGCCATGCCCTCGCCCGCCTTTGCAGTGTCGGCGTTGCTCAGCGTCCAGATCACGTCACCGTTCTCGCTCTTAAGGCTCGCGGGATACGGTGCGCTGTCGCCCTCGCGCAGCACCGTCAGCGTGAAGACGCCCTCGCCGTACAGCCGCGCCCAGCTGTCCGCAAGGCCGCGCCAGACGATCCTCTGCGCCTCGTTCTCTCCCTGATGGCCCAGCGGCAGATACGGCAGCTCGCGCACTTCAATCTCTCTCATACGATCTCGTACCCCCTCTCGTAGCCCTGCGCCGGTTCATGCGTCCTGCCCCAGTAGCGGGCAAAGTTGCCGTAGGCCTCGTTATAGAGCTGGCTCGAATCGGCATACCGGCTGTACTCGCCGTTCTCCGCATCGATCTTCGCCTTGAGGTACAGCACGTACAGCTCATCGTGCGGGGCTTTCACCAGCAGCTCTTCGTCCATGCCGTCCGGATAGCCGGTCGCCATGATCTGCTCGAGCTCTTCCGGCGTCGCCAGCAGCACGTCCGCCGCGATCCTGCCCTCGAGCGCCTTGAGCCATTCGAATTTTTCCTCTTCGGGAAAGGCATTCGGCTTCGCCGTGTCGGCGCGCTGCATCGCTTTTCTCGGCGTCATGTTCTTCTCTCCTCTCTCAATGATGGATAAAGGCGGGCGCGGGTCTTGTCCCACGCCCGCCTTGGGGTTATTGCCTTAGAGCGAGTTGCCCGCCGCGATACCGCCGATGGCGGCAAAGCGCCAGTCGTTGAAGCACGCGTTGAAGCGGCTGCGGCCGCGCCAGACGTTCGCGTCGGTGTTCTCGTCGATGGTCGAGCGCGCCTCAAGCTGGATGCGGTCATTCCACACCGCGCCGCCGTAGGTCTCGTTGTACTTGCTGTCCAGCAGCACCCACGGGGAAACGCCGTTTGTGATGTAGTGGTTCAGGTACGGCCACACGATGACGTTCCAGCGGCCGTACTGATAGTTGAAGGCGTTGTTCGCGCTCACGGGGTCCTTGTCCGCGCCGATGGCCGCGAATACCGCCTTCTTGAGGTCGGCGTTCTCGGGGATGAGGATCGTGTCGGGAGCCACGTCAAGGATCTCGTCGTTGTCGCCGCGGAACAGGTGCATCTTGGTCTCGAGCTTGCCCAGCGTGTCCACGCTGAACGCATCCTTGAAGCAGTTGCACTGCTTGTCGCCGCTCACCTTGGGCACGTGCTCCTTGGCGAACAGGTTGCTGCCGTCCGCGCCCGTCAGGTCGAACTTGACGCCCTTAAAGGTCACGCTGCCGTTGCCCATCATGGCCGCGCCGTACAGCGCCGCGCCGAAGAGCTCGCGCGTGCGCTTGTAAGAGGTCATAAAGGCCGCAGGCTGCTTGCGCATGTCGAGCAGCTTGCCGTCCTCGATCATCTCCTTGGACACGCTGAAAGAATCCTTCCACGTCTGGTACTTGAGGAACTTCTGGTAGCCCTCCTGCATGCCGTCCAGCGGATAAGCGCCGTTCTCGCCCACGGGCTCAAAGCCGCTCATGGCCGTCAGCGTGGTCATCACGTCGCCATAGTTCTTGGAAGAACCCATCAGGAACAGGTTCTTGAGCACGCTGTTCTGCTCAAATTCCTCGCCGCGCTTTTCAAGGAACATCTTGATCGGCGCCTGGCAGTTGCCGTAAACGCTGTTATTCAGGTTGCTCGATTCCGAAAAAATGATTTTCATTGCTTACTTTCTCTCCTCTCTTCCGTTTTCCTTAGACAAAGCGGCCGCGGATCATGCTGCCCGCTGCCGTGCCCTCAAGGCTCACGACCTCGAACGTGCCGGGCGCCGCCGCATCCGATGCGCCCGTGACGTACTTTGCCTTGAGACCGCCGCTCGCCACCTGGATCTTGGTGCCGACCTTCACGGCCGCTGCGGCTGCCGCGAGCTCGGTCTCAAAGGTGTACTTGCCCTGCACGCGCGTCACCGCGAGCAGCTCGCCCGCGGCCACCGTGCCGCTCTGCATGCACACATAGGGCGGCGTGGTCGCCTGGTCGGCAGAGATCGCCGCCAGCTTGCCGTCCGATACGTTCAGCAGCTGACCGACCTGATACGTGCCTGCCGCCGCTTCGATGCACTCAAACGGGGTCATTGCCCCGTCCGTCGATTTGATGGGAATAAACATTGCGTTCCTCCTTGTCTTGTTAATTTCTGTTCTTCTCGATCCACGTGCGGATCTCCTCGTCCGTCGCCGTGGGATTGAAGATGCGGAAGCTCGCCAGCTCCTCGCTCGTCACGACCTTGCCGCCCGCGCCGCGGGATGCCGCCGCGCCGGTCAGGTGGTCCTTGCCCCTCTGACCCGTCAAAGCCTGCGCTCTCGCCGCCTCGGCCAGCGCCTTCTCGCGCCGCTCGTGCGTCGAGATGAGGTAGGCATCGTAAAACGACATGCCGCTCTTCACGCGCGCGTAGAATTCCTCGCTCTCGGGCAGCTTCAAAAGATCCTCCACGCCGTTCACCTCGGGCTCGAGCGCATGGATCTTCTTGATCTGCTCGTCGATGGCGCGCTGCATCTTCTCCTGCTCCGCCGCGGCCTGCTCGCGCTCATGCGCCGCCACGATCTCGGCTGCCCGCTTGACGACAGGATTCTCGCTGATCGCCTCATTGAGAGATTCCTGCGTCAGCTTCCCGGCCTTGAGGTCGCTTTCGAGCTTCTGCTGCTTGAAGGACTTCGACCATTCGTCAAACTGCTCCTTCGTCGCGATGGGCTCACCCGTGATCGTGTTCTTGAGCCCCGCACTTTCGAAAAAGGCCTTCCACTCCGCGGCCATCTTCTCGCTCTGCGCCTTGAGCGCCGCGTCCACCGCGGCCTGCTGCTCGGCTCTGCGCCGCGCCGCCGCATGAGCTCTGCGCTCGTCGGGGGTCTGCTCCTTCTTCGCGCCCTCCGCATCGTTGTTGTCTTCTGCGCCTTCCGCGCCGTCCTGACCCTCGGGAGCGGTTGCGGCACCCTCTGCGCCCTCGCCGCCCGTCGTGCCGGTATCGCCGCCCTCCGGCGCGCTGTTGGTCTCTTCTGCGGCCGGGGCAGCGGCACCCGGCTCGTTTGCGCCTGTGGGCTCCTGCTGCGTGCCTGCCTCGTCAGGCGGCACCGTCAGGCCCATCGCTTCAAAGACGTCTTTTTCCGTGAATCCCATGTTCTCTTCCTCTCTGGCATGTTCCCGCTATCGCCCTGCGAATAGCCGCCGCCTTGCGCGTGCGGTGCCCCCTTGCGGGGGTAATCATGTAAAGCGCTTCCGCTTGCCTTACTTCTTGCCGGTTCTCAAATCGGAGCCGGTATGAATAACGCCATTCTTCGCGTCGGTCTGCTGGTTCGGCGCTTTCACGACCTGCGTGCCGCCGTTCTTGATTCTGCCGACGTAACCGCTCTTATCGCTCATGCCCGCGTCCTCCTTTCCTTCGGATTCGGCATTTTCCCGCTGTTGCCCTGCGCTGCGCAGCCGTTGGTGGCTCTGCTGCCTTACGGATGCGGCGCCCCCCCTGCGGGGAGACTGTATGCTCTGCGCGCCTTCTTTCGCGCCTTTAGCCTTTCTTACTGCGGCATGTAAAGCCTTTCCGCCTGCCCGCTCGCGGCGTTCATGGCGTCCTGCTGTGCCTGCGCGTCGATCGCCGCGGCCAGCTCATCCGGCACCGCTGCGCCGCCGCCCGGCATATCGCCCTGCATGGCCGCCTGCTGCGCCGCCGCCTGCGCGGCCATTTCTTCTTGCCGCTGCGCCTTTTCTTCCAGGTGCTTTTTCGTCTGCGCCGCGCCGGGATAGTGCAGCTCCTCCATCTTTGCCCAGAACAAAATGAGCGTTTCGAGGTCTGTCGGGTCGCCGAAGGCCCTGCCCTCAAGGTTCTGCCGCGTCTCCTGCCACATCGCCTCGCGGTTGCTCGCCAGCGGCGCGCTCGTGTCGCACGAGAAAAGGAACTGGTCGTTCCAGTGCAGCTCGCCGTCTTCGCCTTCTTCGAGGAAGTCATAGCGGTTGAACTCCTCGTACATCGTCTCGCCCGTGCTGTCCTTATACGTCACCGGCCGCGGCTCATCCGAGTACGCCAGCCAGAATTTGAACATCGTTTCAAAGAGCTCGGCGTAGGCGGCGTTTTTCATCACGCGCTTGCTCTCGAGGCGTCCCGCCGCCTGCGCAGCGGAAAACTCTTTGGCCTTGCCGCTCGTTGCGGTCGTGTCCTGCCTGCCCTGAAAGCTGTCCGTGATGCCGATGATCTGCCGCGCCTCTTCGTACACCTGCGCCAGATACGTGAGCTCGTACTGCAAATTGCCCGAAAAATCGTAGACGTCGATGAGGCTTTTGTCGCTCGGCTTTCCGATGTACCAGCGCTCGCCGTCCTCGGGATCTGTGCGCAGGTCCACCCGGTCGGGGAGCGTGATGCGCGTGCCTGCCTTCATCAGTCGGTCGATGATCTTCTGCTCGATGCGGTTGCTCGTGTTCTGCTGGTCGCGGATCATGTCAACGTCGCTGTTTCCGAGCAGCTGACCGAACACGCTCACGCTGCGCTGCAAGATGATCGGGTAGCGGTCCGGCCGGTAATACGGGATGCGCACCGGCGCCTGAATCGGCAGGCCGTTTTCGTCGAGCGTTTCCTGCATCCCGCCGACAAACGTGCCGTCGCTGCGCTGTACCGGCGCATAGAGCTCTTCGAAGTCCTGCGTCTTGCTCTCCCAGTCCTTGCCGCCGCACCACGGGCACGCGCCGCCTGAGTAGGCCGCGCCGTTTACCTCCTGCCCCGGCAGCGGCTTTACCTTGCCGCAGCTCTTGCACACCGGCTGCCTGCGTGCCTGATAGTCCTTGAGGTTTTCGAGCTCCGTGTCGTTCACCCACGTGTAGCGGTCGATGCCGCCGCGCTCGTTGAGCTTGTAGCCGATGTAAAGCGTCAGGTTCCGGTTGCTCGTGGAGCCGTCGCCGCCGCGGACATCCGGCTCGCTCTCGCCCTCGTTTTCAAGCAGCACGCCGTAGCGGCGCTCGACGTAGCCCTTCGTCGTCGGCACCTTGACGATGAAATAATCCATATCGGCAATGCCCGTGTAGACGTTCGGCTGCGGCGCGAACTGCTGCGGGTGGATGAGCGTCACGTTCACCTCGCCGACGGTCGTGCTCGTGCGCTTCGTGTTGTCCCACTCGACCAAAAAGCCCACGCCGCCCTGAATGGGCACCGTGCGCTCGGCCAGATCGTTCAGCGCCTCAAACGGGAGCCGGTCGAGCTCGTTGCGCAGAAAGTGCTCGATCACGTCGGCCAGGTGCTCGTCCTTCTTGCGCCGCGGCGTCACCTTCGGCTGCGGAATGCTGCTTGATACCTGGCTTTCGATGTTCTCGAACGTGATGTTGCGCACGTGGCTTGTCTTTTTCAGCGTGCCGTCGCGGTGCGTGTCGCCGGGGACGAGCGGCTGCATCGTGCGGTCCCCGTTGTAGACCGCCTCGCGCTCGTTCATTTTTTCGACTTCTTTCGACCACTTGGCGTCGCTCTCATTGAGCCTCGCCTGCCACTCGCGCAGCTCCTCGCTGATCGTGCTTGTCTTTGCTTTTTCTTCCATGTCTTTTCTCCCTCTCATCGCGGCTCGCCCCATAGCGCCAGCATTTCTGCCCGCTCGGTCTCGCTCGCGCTGTTGTAGTCCTCCCACATGTCCGCCGTCCAGCGCGTTTTCTTTGCGCTGCCGGCGGTCTTAATTTCCATCGTCTGCTGGGGCCGCGCATAGTGCGCGATCGCAAGGGCCATCACGCAGTCGTCGTGCGCGCCCGGCTCGGCCTCGCCCTGCAAGTCTTTCTCCCGCCGCACGAATGTCAGCATCTCGAGCAGCGTGTCGCGGTCGTTCACCGTGCTCATGCTCTCGCGCAAAATGCGGATGAGCTCAGACAGGATCACCGGTCTCGTCAGCCGGTTCGTCTGGAAGCCGAAGGCGTGCTTGATCTTGCCTGTGAAGTCGTCCTCCACATCGCGCACGTACAGGTTGCGGTAGCCCATCAGGTCGAGCAGCTTCGTCGGGTACGTCGAGAAGTTCGTCTCGATGGCGAGCAGCGCGTCGTTATAGTACTTGCCGAGGCAGTACATCTGCCGCGCATACGTGTCCTCGTCGTACTGGTGGCGCAGCGTGCAGACCTGCTTGCCCGTGATGTTGTCGAGCACCTGCCCGACGAAATAATCGCTGCCGTCGCCCGCCGTGTCGCCGCCGATGACATACGGCCTCCCCGGTACCGGCTCTTCGTAGATCGTCACCGCGCCGTCCGGATCGTCCACCCACGCCCAGCGCTCGAGGTGTACGCCGTCTTCCTTGACGACGTTTTCGAAGTAGCCGCGCCTCGGCTTCTTCGCCCGCTCGACGATGAGCAGCTGCTCGCTCACCTTTTTCGCGTCGAACACCGTCTTGCCCGTCACACCCCACTGGCCGAGGCAATAGACCTGGTAGTAGTACTCGTCCGTCTCTTTGAAGGCCTCGAGCGTCGTGATGGCCTCCGCCGTCAGAAAGCGGTTGTCGAGATACGTGCTCTCGTGCACCGTCGCGCGCGGGTCCTTGCGGTCGAAAAACCGCTTTTTCAGCCAATGTGTGATGCTGATCGGATTGAATGTCAGGATCATTTGCAGGTAATAGGGAAAGTCTGTGCGCAGTCGGATGTCCAGCTGGTCGAAGTCCCCCTGCTCCAGCTCGCTCGCTTCCTCGATCCAGATGCCCGTGATGTCGTAGATCGACTTGAGCTTTTCCACGTCGTCGAGGCCCGCGAACAGGATCTTGCTGCCGTTCGCAAACGAAATGCTCATGTCACTCTTGTTGACCTTTGCCCCGCTGTCGGGGTAGAAGTCGGATATCTGTCCGCGCAGCTGCTCAAAGCAGCTCTCGCGCAGCGTCCGCGCGACCTTTCGGCATACGAGCCAGCGGTGCCCCGGCTCGCTTGTCACGCGCTCGAGCACCTTACGCCCCGCGAAGATCGACTTGCCGCTGCCGCCGCCGCCTTTCAGGACGAGGTAGCGGTGCCGGTCGAACAGCAGCGGCAGGAAGTGCGCGTTGTTCGTCGCGCGGAAGTCCCGCCACCACAGCGCCACCTCAAGCTCTCGCTCATAGGTCCGCGTCTTCGTCGCCGCCATCGTGCTCAAACTCCTGCATCAGCTCGCGCAGCATCGCTTGCCGCTCCTCGAGCGGGATGCTCGCCGCCGTCACGGTCTTTGTCGCCCGCTCGCCGAGCTCGACCTCTTTCTTCTCGCTGTAGCCGTAGTTGTTCGTCAGGTTGAAGAGGATTCCTTTCAGGTCCTTGCCCGGCCGCGTCAGCATCTCGTGCTCGTTCCAGGCCTTCATGCGCTCGCGCACCCGCTCGCCGACAGCCGCGAATTCCTCGCTCTCGCCCATGTACCGGCTCCACGTCGCCCGGTCGATGCGAAGAAAGGCACACAGCTCGTGCATGCTCGGCGGGATGATGTACTCCGTTACCTCGACCTCTTCGCCCAGCGTGTTTTTCACCGGCACGGGGATGAGGATCACATGGCCCTTGTCGTCGCGCTTGCCGCTGTCCACCATTTCCGTGACCTTCACGCGCCGCGTGATCGCTGCGAAATAGCGCTCGCAGGCCTTGCCCAGCGTTGCCGCCGTGTATTTCTTCTGCCGCGCCATCCGCACCCCTCCCCTCGGCGCGCTTGCCTTGTTTTCAAAAAGTGTAGCAAATGCAACAGGTCACGAACCGTCAACTTTTTGAGGGCGAAAAAGAGCCGCAAACCCTTGTCAAATCAGGGCTTGCGGCTTTTCCTCGCACGCGCACGCGCGAGAGCATGCACGCAGCGCGCCCAGGCTCCCCCGCGCGCGTCGTCGTGTTGCGTTTTCTGTTTTGTTATTCCCGTTTCGCTCTCGATGAGCGTTCTTTTCTGATCTTGCCCACCTCTGGCAGAATGTAGCGTATGTATTGCGGCATGCCTGGCGCCCATCCGGCGCGGTATAGCAGCTGTCCGCCGCGCGGCACGCTCAATTCAGCGCCCGACAGCGCCGCGCGATCTTTCGGCTGCGGCAGCGTCAGGTTACGGCTCGGGCAGTATTTTTTCTCGTCCGGCACGTAGCGCACCTGAACGAGCAGGTAGTGCGCAAGGCCGAGATAATCCACCTCGTCATACAGGTGCTCGCAGTGCGTCCCGCCCGCCGTCCACTTGCTGCGCGCGATCTCCATCGCCTCCGCGTTGACGACCACGTGATGATGCACGCGCACATATTCGCCCGTCTTGCCGTCCAAATCTGCCGTCACGGGCACATAGCGGAACGGCACCCCTGCCGCTTTGCAGGCGCGCCTCGTTCTTCTCAGCCATAGCTTGAGCTGCCGGTTCGCATTCTTCCAGATCGTTTCGGGGTCCTCCGTTCCGCCGCCGAGCTTTGCGAAGGCTTCGTCCGCATAGCTCAGGCGCATCAGGTGATCTGCGCAGCTGAAATTCTCATTCAGCAATCGAGCCAGATGCTTTTCTGCGTTCGCTTCATTCCGCTGCTGCTGCTTGATGTCGCTTTTGAGCTTTCGCTGCGATCGCGTCGGCTTCTCGCCCGGCACCCAGTATTTGATTTTTTCGCCCACGGCGCCCGCCGTGTACGTTCGGATGACCCAGTAGCCCTCTGTCATACTTTCGCCCTCCATCGCCATTTTCGCCATTTGGGGAAGATGGTTCTAAACTCAGCGCTCAAGGAACCCCGATAACGCGCACGCGCGCGTTATCGTTATCTATTTAATGTGTGTTCGGCCTTCTGTGCGCCGTCGCGCCCTTTCGGCGGCAGCGCACACAGGGCCGAAGCCCTGTCACAGTCTCCGCGGGAAGCCCTCGTAGTACTTCCGCACGATCCGCTCGAGCGTCGAGCGGGAGAGGCTGTGCTTCATGCAGATGTATGTCGCGTTCGCGTCTGTCGTCACGAATTCGAAAAGTGCCCGGTAGTAGTCCCCGCCGCCGCACTCCATACACAGGTTGAGGATCTTCCGCTGCGCCTTCTCCGGCATCTCTCGATACAGCAGCGATGAAAAATAGATGTATCCCTGCCGTTCGTAGCTCACCGGCACGCTCTTTTTGTATCGGAACATCGCTCTCTCCCCTCCTCTCCCGCTCTTTGTCCGTCAGAAGCGGAAATACTCTTTCATGCAGCGCCACACGTTGCGCCACGGATGTGCCATGCACCACTTGAGACTTTCGTGATAGTCCTCCTTGATGCTTCTCTCGGTCTTGATCGCGTGCAGCGCCCCGCACAGCAGCTCTTCTTTGCGCGCTGCGCGGTCCTCCGCCACCTTGAGCTCGCCGCGCAGATGCGCCGCTTCGGTCAGCGCGTCGTCGTGGCGCTGCTTGGCTTCGGCCAGCTCCAGCTCGCGCTTGCCCAGCAGGTGCGCCAGCTCGCGGCTTTCGTTCTTTGCCTTCTCGATGGCCTTCATGTCCTCGCCGTGCGCCTCGAGCGCCTGGTCGCGCATCTTCTCTGCCTCATCGATGCGAGAGCGGAGCATCGCCGCCGAATGGTCCGCGCTCTTATACTTCGCGGTGACCTCTTCCAGCGCCTTTTCATTCTCCTCGAGCTTTTCCGTCAGCGCGCCGATCTGCCCGCGCAGCTCGGTCTCTCTGCTCTCCGCCGCCTCCTGCTTATCCAGCGCCTCTTCGAGCATCTTGAGCATCTGCTCCTTCGTGTACTTCTTAATGTTGATCTTCTGCATCGCTCAGCCCTCCTTAGGAAGCTTGATCCTTGCAACGCCGTACCCGTCCGCGCACTCGCGCTCGATGCGGCAGCCGCGTGCCTCCCACCAGTCTTCAGCAAAGATCGCCACATCCGCCGTCGCCAGCAGCTCGAGTGACTTGCTCAGATGGTAAAGCGGCGCTTTTGTGCCGGCCGGAACATCGAGCCCGCCCTTGAAAAAGCTGTCGATGACCTCGACCTCGCCGCGCCCTGCGTACACAGCCTTCGCAATCGCGATCAAATCCTCGCGCTCGCGCTCGATCTCCTCGTCGCTCTTGCCGCGCATCGGCTGCGAGATAAACAAGCGCACCGTCGGCAGCTTCGGCACGGCCGGTTCGTCTGCCGCAGGCTCCTCGTCGCAGCAGGAACGCTCGCAGTCTTCATCGCAGCAGCAATTCTCCGCCGCTGCCTCGCCGTTCACGCCGCCCACCGCCGTTTGCAGCAGGAAGCCCAGCAGCTCCCAAATCTTATTCCTGATCCGTTCCATGCAGATTTCCTCCCCCAGCTTCTCGTCGTAGTTCTCCGCGCTCACGCAGCTCGAGCTCTCCACGATCTCGAAGCCGTTTTTCAGTACCGCGCGCACAACGGTCGTCTTGCCGCCCATCGTCACGGTTTCGTGGTGGTCGATGAATCGCTCGACCATCTCCGCGCTGATGCTCGGTGCCGCGGTCTTGAGCATGCCGTTCACCTCGAGCGGCAGATACGCGCGCTCGAAGACCTCCGCCGGGCTGAAGCTCTCGTACCCGTCCGCATAGCGTACCTTGTAGCCGCGCTCAACCTTGTAGCCGCACGGTACTCTGTTCTCCGCGAGCGTAACGATCTTGCCGTCCACGCGATACGCCTTTTCCGCCTCGATAAGTTTCGTTCCGATGTACTGTTTCATGGTTCTGTTTCCTTTCTTTTTCGCCCGCAGGCGTGATTAAAGATGTAACTGCTCGTGCTCGCGCGGCTTCTCGACGAGGATCTTCACGACCTTCACGTCGCCGTAGCGCTCAAGGTCCATCGCCGCGCGCTCCTTGATGCCCTGGATAGCGCTCTCCGGCACGTCGGCCTGCAAAATAAACGTCACCTTCATGCCTTCTTCTCCATTGCGCCTAGGTCGCTGAGCCCCCGCTCAATGACGCGCCACACGTGGATGTCGACCATCAGCCCGTCCACGACGATCGCGCGCAGCGTCTCTCGGCTCACGTTCCCTCCGCAGGCCGTGCTCACGCGCTCTGTCCACCCCGGACCGGTCCGCACCTTGTAGCGCACCAGCGCGTCGAAGATTTTCCGCTTCTCCGCCGCGCCGTTGCCCTTGACGCTCAGCGTCGGGAGCGGCTCTGGCGGCGGCGCTTCCGCGGCCGGCCGCTTGTCCTGTCCCGCCGTCCACGCAAGGCCGTCCTTTTCGCTCTTCGGCGGCGCGATGGGCGCGGGCTTGTCCGCCTTCGCGCCCTTTTTCTCGCCCGCGCCGAGCATCGTCCGCCGCATCAGCGTGTTGATGGCCCAGTCCGCGCAGTATGTGCAGAAGTCGAGCTTCGCGATCTCTCCGCCGCCCGCGCCGCTCGCCGTCACGCTCACGCGCTCATGCGCGCTCATCCCCGTAATGACCCGCCCGCACCGGTCACAAAATACCCGCACCATCCGTCAGCCCTCCTTCGGCTTGCCGTAACTGCAAAAATCGAGGTTTTCCCGCACGGGCGTGAAAATGCCGCCGTTTCCGTAATGGAGGATCGCGCGCGGGCAGTGGCAATATATTCCCTTTTTGCCGTTCGTACGGTCGTAAGCCTCCCCGTACTCGCAGTTCTTGCAGTACGGTACCGTCACCGTGCGTCCTTCTTTGTCGGCGTCAACCAGCTCGTGCAGGCGGTCGGGCGTGGTGCCCAACGCCGCCGAGGCCACCTTGACGAACATCGGGAGCGAGGCCGTCGCCGTAATCTCCTCCGCCGTTATGCCCGTGTCCTCATAGGCGGCAAGCGCGCTGTATAACTGCCGAATGATCTGCCGCAGCACGTCCTTCGATACACCGTTCAGCACCGGACCGTTCAGAATCAGGTCCAGCAGCTTCGGCTTCATGCCTTCAAGGTCGGCGAGCGGGCCGAGATACCGGTCCACGCTCTCGTCCACTCTGACCTCTTCGTTCGTCAGTCGCTTCACGCTTCATTCCCTCCTTTACTTCTCCGGCATCGCGACGTACACCGTCGCGCGCAGCTCGATGTCATCGTACCGGCTCTCGATACAGTTCTCTTCAAAGACGATTGCACCGCTTTCCAGTATCTTCTGCATCAAGAATTCAACAAGGTCCTCTTTTGTGTGCCGCATCGCCCATTGTCTGGCGCGGTCTCCATCGAGCCCTTTGTAGCAGATGCGGCTCTTTGCCGTGATCTTCTCGACCCTCCGGCTCTCCGATTTGATGAGCAGCGTGTCCTGCGGTTTCGGCGGTAGAACCTGCTCAACGTATCCGCCGAGTGCTCTGATCGCTCCCCGCCGTAGCTTTTCAAGTAAACCATTCATTTCGCTTTGCCTCCTCCGCTCCTTCTTTCGTCGCGAAAAATGTCTTGCCGAAGTCGCTCAGCTTCTCATAGCCCTCGCCGTCCTCGCCTTGCAGAAGCAGCGCCGCCTCGACGACGCGCAGTTTCACCGTTCTGCCGCAGCCGGGCACCCACACTTCGCCGCCGAGCTTGCACGGCAGCGTGATCGCGCGCCCGTCCGCGCCGGCCTCGACCAGCTCGCGCAGGCGTTCGCAGCCGATCTCGTGTAGCTTCTTGCCCATCAGCCGCCCGAGCAGGATCATACCGTCGCTGTTGAGCTTTTCTTCCTTGAGGATTTCGACCCCGCGCGGCGTCAGCCTTGTCGCCTCGTAGGCGCGCAGGTCTTCCCGGTTCCTCAAATAATCCCGAATGAGCTGCTGCACCACGAATCGCCGTTCCATCGGCCACGCCGCGATCTGCTCTTGCAGCTTTTTCAATGCCTCGTCCGAAACCATCATTTCCTCCTGTTCCGCCGCGCATCCCTGCGCCGCTTCTTCTGTGTTCGTTTGCAATATCTTCCGAACGTCGCGTCCGACACCGCCAACAGGCGTTCCATCTTACGCAGATCGCGCAGTGAAAAATAGGGATAGTCCATCATCCGTCAGCACTCCTTGTTCTGCCACCCGCAGCTCGGGCATATGTAGGCGTCTTTCTCCGCGTTATAGAAGACGCGCGGCGAGTTGCACGTCGGGCAGATGAAGATATCGCCCGCAAAACCCGGAACGCCCGGCGGTCCGGCAGGATCTCTGTGCCCCTGCACGATTTCATCGCCGCGTCGCAGGAACTCTTTCAGCGTGCCGCCCCGCTTTTTCAGTCCCTCGTCCATCTTCGTCAGCGCCTCAAGGCCCTGCTGCTGGAATTCGATCAAATCAGCCGCTTCCCGCATCGTTCTGCCGATGCAGCTCGTGCCGATCAGGTCTCTGTTGTGGCTCGGGCATCCGTTGCAGTTGTCGCTTGCGCAGCACCGCAGCGCCGTCAAAACCTCGTCACTTGTCATCGCTCTTGCCCTCCTTCGGCTTGACGCGCTGCACGATGCTGATGCAATTTGGATTGCTGTTCTCCCACATCGGCGATTCGGGGTCGGCCGCCAGCAGTGCAAAATGAGCTTGAAATGCTTTCGCCAATCCTTTGTCGCTCCTCGCAAGCATGCCGTAAATGGCATGGGCCAGAAAAGTTGTGTCGCTCAAAAGCTCTGCGAGCGACCCCTGCGCCTCGAGTTCCGTCACCTTGCCGTCCTTGGTCTTATAGCTCAACATGTCTGCACCCTCCTTAAAATTTGAAACTCTCGCGGATGACCACGCCGCCGACGTTCGCCTCCGCCGTAAAATACCGATGGTTTTCGTTGATGTGCACGATTCTCCCGTGTACCCCGCCTTTCTTGCCGAGCGCTGAGACGATCCCGTTCGACCCCTCCCAGCTCGTCGGCACCCAGCTATACGTTTCTCCGATCTGCATGCTCAATACCTCACTCCGATAAAATCCAGCACTCGGCCATAGCCGAGGCCCTTTTCGTTTGGCTTCCACATCCCGTCAGCAGGATCGTAAGCCCCACCGCCGATGCAAAACTCATAGTGCTTCGGGTGCGTGTGCGCCATGCGCTCGAAGCGGTTTTCACCTTTTTCGAGGTGTGCCCCGAACGCACAGAACATGCACCCCGTCCTCTGGCATCCCGTGCAGTACAGCGGCTTTGCGAAGAGCGTTGACGGATACTCATTCTCACCGTCGCTCGCCACGATGTCCCCGTATACGCTGCAATATGGGATGTTTTCGCCCTTTAGGAACGCAAGCACGTCCTGATCTGTCCAGAAGCTCATGGGCTTGCTCATGGGGCGCTTTCCATCAAAGGCGTTGCAGCCCGTGCGCTTCCACTCTTTTTCTCGTTGCTGGCTCTCGCTCGCCATCATCGCGGTAAACGGCACACATCCGCTCGTAGCGTTGTATCGCTTGGCGGGTGCTTTTTTCATCACGTCGCAGCACTGCTCAGAGATTTTGAACGGGGCCTCTCTGAGGAATTGCCACTTGTCCGCCAGTTTCATTGTCGAGCAGTACACGCCCTGCCGGTTGTAGCCGGTCAGATGCAGATTGACCGTTGCATCGTTTTGCCCGTGCGCGTTTTGCAGATCGCGGATAAAACGCGCCTGCTTTTTGCCGATGACAGGATAGCCGTACCTTGTCAACACCTGCCGGATGTTGAGCTTCGGTCGCAGCCGCACGAGCTGCACGTCGATCCGCGGGAACTGCTTTTGCAGCCACGCCGCATAATCGTTGACAAAATGCTGGATCTCTGGATACTCAAGCCCCGTGTTCACAAATACCAGCGTCAGCGGATAGATCGGCGTGCGATAGCGTGATAACTCCTGCGCGGCCAGATATGCAAGCACGGTACTGTCCTTCCCGCCGCTGAACGACACGTAGCCCTTGCCGTCCCACGCGTCGTACCATTGCGCGATCTTCTCGCGGCTCAAAAACACCTTGTCTCCGAGGTCGAGCGCCAGCAGCTCTTTTGCCGCCTGCTGCGAGATCGGCTGATTCCCATACCCGGTCATGTCAATTTCTCCGGCCGCATCAGCGGCTTGAATACTGTCTGCACGCCCTGCATCTGCGGCGTCAGCCACGCGCACCACATGACGTCCATGAGCGGGCTTGCGCCCTTTTTGCCGCCCCTTTCCTTAAAGAGGAAGTCCGGCCGCCATGTCAGCGGCAGAACGTAGCTCGGCGGGATCTCGCGGAAGAGCTGCGCCCGCTTCGCCGCGTGCCAGTATTGTGCCTTGAGCAGCATCGCAAACGGCTTGCCGATCTCCGCCGCATGGCGAATGAATTCTTCCGCCAGTGAAAACGGCGGATTTGTGATAATCCAGTCAATCGACTTGTCCGTGTAGTGTGGTCCGTAGGTCTTCAAAAAGTCCTGCCCGCTGCGGATGTCCGTGCCATAGACCAGCATTCCGCAGTTCCGCAGCGTCTCCACCATGTCGCCCTGGCCGCAGGCCGGTTCCCATACATCCGTCCCCGCTGGCAGCTTGAGAAAGCGCATCAGCGCCACCGTCACCTCCGGCGGCGTCGGGTATAAGTCAGACGCCTTGCGCGCCTTTGCCCCGTTCCCGCCCATGATCTGGCTCGCCTGAATACTATTCATCGCGCACCTCCTCGTACCCATACCGCGTCAGCGATAGAAAACAGCGCCCACACGACTAAATACTCTGTTCCGGGGCTTGTCCCGTCTTGCAGCATCCTGATCGCTGCGATCAACATCAAAAGGCTCACGGTAACTCCTCCACATAGCACCAGCTCTGCGGCGCGCGCTTAATTTTGCCTTCTTCGTGGCAAGCATTGCATTCGGTCGCCCATTTTGCGTCGCATTCATTGCATTCGTAGGGGCGTTCAAACTCGCTCAACTCGCGTGGCGCGTCGTAGGTGCGCAGATCGGTGATGTGCCAGCCGTAACCGTCGCCCCACGCGAGGTAATCATTCAGCATTTTAGGCGTCAAGCAGGCTGCATTGAGCAGCCCGCCGACGGGCGATGTGCGCATGGTGGCGGCGTCGCAAATACGAGTCTCCACTAAATTCGGAATGCCCGTGTACCCGATGTGCGTGATCCAGTCGATCCGGTCGCAGATAAACTCCCCGATAACATTGCCCTTGCGGTCTGCCCACTTGCCGCGGTTCCACTTGGCAACATCGCCCCCAAGATCAACTCGAAAAAACTCGTTACAGCCTTGCAACGTGCAGTAGATATAGCACTTAAACGGCGTTTCCAGCTTTGGCCGCGTCTTGCGCACCTCGATCGTTTTATCGCCATTGATGATCTTCTCGCACCACTTCGGGCGGATACTGATTAAAGCTGCTTTGCTCATGCCTCCACCTCCTGCACCTTCCCCAGTGGGCAGTAGAAAAGGCAGTTGTGCTTGCTCGCGTCTCGCAGGATCGCTCTATGTACCGCCTTGCCGCTCTTGTCGAATCGCAGCTCATAGCCCTCGGGGTAATATTCGATCCCGGCGTACAGCACCTTCGGCTTGCGGTAGCTGAGCATCGCCGCGCTCACGCAGAGTTTCAGATAGTCGCTGCGCTTCACGCGCCCTCACCTGCCTTTTCGGCGATCATGTCCCGCAGCGCGCCCAGCGCGCGGTAGATCTTCGGGCGGCTCTCCTCATCCAGCTCGTCTACGATCTCCGTCATGCGGTTCACCGTCTCCTGTGCCTGCCGGAACAGGACGGCAAACTCCGCGAGTACCTTGTTGTCCATCGCCGCGGCGCTTTTTTTGGCCTTGTCCAGCTCAGCGCGCAGCGCCGCCGCCTCGTCCTCTGCCTTTTCGGCCTTTTCTGCCGCGGCCTGCGCGTCCGCTTTTGCTTGTGCCAGGTCCTCTCTGGCCTTTTTCAGCTCCTCGGCCTTCTTGCCGATCTTCTCCTTGGCGGAAAGCTCCGCCTCCTTCACCGCCGCGGCGATCTGTTCCTCGCTCGCGTCCACGGTCTGCACCGCCACGTCCACGGGCTTCTCGCGCAGCGCTTTCAATTCCCGTTCCAGCTCCGCCGCGCGCTCCTGCGCGGCCAGCGCCGTTCCCTGCGCGTTTTCCACCTCGGCGCGGGCGGCGTCCGCCGCGTCCTGCGCCGCCTGCACCTTCGCGTTCGCTTCTTCCGTTTCCTTGCGCTGCGCTTCGAGTGCGCGCCGCGCCTCGTTGCGTTCCGCCTCTGCGATCTTGCGCTGCCGGACGGCCTCTTCGAGCTCGCGTTTGCTCATCTCGGCGACGCTTTTTTCTTCCCCGTTGACAACGTGTTTTTCGCTCGCAAAATTCTCTCGCTCAGATGCCGGCAAAGCCAGTAATACCAAGGCTTTCGAGGTTCCCAAATCCCCCACCAGTGAGGTATTTCCGTACTCCCTTGCAAGCTGCATAAATCGCTGCGCGCTCGTCTCCGAAAACTCCACTTTTTCGCTCAGCCACGGCAGCCATTCCCCGTGTTTGAGCTGTGCTTTTGCCTCGATCAGCCGCTTGCCGATCTCGATGACGGCCTGTCCACCGACATTTTTATAAAAAATGATCTCGTCCGTGATGGCGGTGATGCTGCGCACCTCACCGGCCACGGCCATTTCCATTGTTTCGCTCATGCGCCTTTCCTCGCTTTCTTGTCCACTTTGTTCGTTTCAGCGAACTTTTTGCGTTGTTCCTCCATGAACCACGGCGTCAGCACCTCGCGCTCCCATCTGTCGCAGAAGTCGCGCACCTTTTTCGGGATGCTGTGCTCATACTGCTTGCGCTCGCCGTGGCGTTCGTTGCCGTAGCCGTGCAGCTGGATCTCCTTCGGCATCGCCCGCGTCAGGTCGATGTTCAGCGTGTAATAGCTGCGCTCTGGCCTGCGGTAGTGCCGCACAAAGAAGATCGGCTTGCCGCTGCAATGTGTCCTGCCGTAGGTGCCCACGCAGTGACACAGGGTTTTCCCCTCGTCGATCAGCTCCCGCTCCTCCTGTGGGATGCGGATGCAGAGTTCGCCGTCCGTCCATTCCAGCGCCTTGAGCCGGATGTAGACCGGCGTAAAATCCGCCGAGTAGTACTTCACGCCCTCGTGCGCCGCGTACATCTCCATTACACGGTCGTGCGCCGCTTGCAGGTCGCGCGGCCACAGCGTTTCGTTCTGGTCCGCCAGCCACAGCGCCCGCAGCACGCGCCGGTAATCGAGCAGCAGTTGCACGCCGCCTTTCAGCCGCTTTTGCTTTTCAAGGTATTTCACCACATGCGTCGGGTGCAGATCGGTCTCGACGGCCCGATAGGCGCCCAGCAATTTTTCCATGTCGTTCAGGCCGAGCTTGCCGACCTCCTGCGCGAATTGCAGCGCGTCCGCGTTCTTTACAAGCATTCGGTAGCTCGCCCAGCACCGCGCGGTGCCTTCGCTCCAATGCTTCCCGCGCAGCTCGCGGAAGGCTTCCTTGCTCATGCCGAGCATTCGGTGCGGCTTCGTCTCACTCCAATCGACCCACGGAATATTTGGTGCGTCGCGCAGCATGGAATAGTTGCCGCACATGTCCAGATAGTTGTCAATGGTCTGCGTCACCGCATCGCCGAACCCCTGCCGCATCAGGTTTTCCACCTGCGGGTGCTTGCGCCAGACGTGCAGATACGCCCCCGGCCAGGTTCCGCCCGCGCCGATGTATTTGTCCAGTGCCGTCTTCTCGCCCGTCGTTCCGCCGAGCTCTGGGCCGTAGTCGCATACCCAGCCGCCGACCTGCCGTCCGTTCACGGCGCCGTGGCAGTAATAGGGCTGCTGCATCGGGTCGCAGCTCTGCTTGCAGGGTGTCCACGTTACGTCACGCGCCTCGTTACTGTGGCGCACCGCGCGGAAGCGCCGCAGCACGCCGCAGCGGTCCACGATCAGCGCCGCGTGCGGCGAGAACGTCGCGACGTCTGTTCCCGTGTTGTCCTGATACCGCGCCACCATCCAATAGAGCACCGCGAGATATCCGTCAATGTTCAGCGTTTCGGCTTGCAACGCTTGAAGCGTGCGCCCTTGCCGCAGCTCGCTCCGCCGCGTCACGACCACGCTCTGGTAGCAGCGCGGGCAAACGATCGTCTCGTCGTCAAAGAAGATTTGCGCATCGTCGTCTCCCTTGTCGACGTAGCCGTCATAAATCTGCCCGTCCTCGCCCTGCCGCAGGACAATGCCACTCGTACCGCTGTCGCTGACATAGCCCGCAAAAAACTCTTCTCCGCAGGCTGAGCAGGTGCAGCGCGCGCCCCAGCGGCGCTTCCGAGACTTCTCCCAGCGGCCCCAGTCTTCTGCGTCCATGATCTGCGCAATAGGATCCGCAGTCTCCACGCTCTCACGGCTGTAAAGCATTATCCCTGTCCCGAGCACGTCGTTGTCGTAGATATCTTCCAGCACGTCGTTTTGCAGGTCTCCGCATGGCTGGAACGGCAGCTTGTCCGCCAGATTCTCCCATCCGGCGTCTGTGCGGCGGCTCATAAAAAGTCCGCAAGGTCCACGACCTTGCGCCTCTCCGTCTGCGGCGCTGCGGCTGTGCCGCGCTCCGGCAGACCGAAGAACTCGCGCAGAATGTCCTCCGCCTCCGCCGGCGTCACGCACCCGCAGTTGCCGACCTTGTTCTTCTTTGCTCGCTCGGCGATTTTCTTCTCTGCCGCCGCGAGCGTCATCTCCTTGTTCTGCGTCAGGTCTGTCAGCAGCAGTGCCGCCGCGGCCTCGTTGCCGCGGACCATATCTTTCAGCTGCTCGCCCACCATCCACGCCGCCGAGCGCTCTTTCGGCTGCTGGCCCTCAATGGCGGCAATGGCGTCTTGAATCACGCTCATTTCCCTTGCACTTCTTCCCGCCGCATGCTATAATGGCGGGGAAGAAAATCTCCTTTCATGTGTGTTTTTCTTCGCGGCGGTTGACCGGTGCCATCGGTCAGCCGCCTTTTTCATGCGTTCGCGGCCTGCATGGCCCATTCCGGCATGGCGCTTTTGGCTCTCGTCCGCCGGTCCGGCACGTACAGCGGGCAGCGCACGACGCGATAACTGTCGGTCGTGTAGCGGTAGCACTTCTCGCCGTGCTCGCTCTTTGAGCCGTTGATCGTCGTTTTCTCCGCCTCCCAGCCCTTCACGGGCTCGAAGCGGATCGCGTGCGTCACGGGATCTCGCTCCGTCCACGAGCAGCCGCCGCACGCCCGCGCGCACGACCAGCACAGCGTCGGCCTCGTCTGCGGCGCGATAAATCGCTTGTCGTCCACGTGCACTTCACTCTCCCGTCATCTCCACGGCAATCTTGCCGAGCACCGAGACGACCATCCATTCCGCCGCCAGCGCAGCGCCCGCGCGCGTCAGCTCATTCGCCAGCGCCCCATAGGCGTCCTCGTTCTGGTCTTTGATGGCGTCCCACATCTCCTTGTGGACCTTTTCAAGGTCGCCCGTCGCCTTCTTCGCGCGCTCAAGATGGGCTTTGATCTCCGCCCAGCTCTCGTTGTCGCTCGCAAAGCCGCGCCCACGCTCCTGCATCGTCGTTTCCAGCAGTTCCGCCGCCGTATGCTCAAGGTTGCCGAGCAGCCGCGCGCCCGAGGATAAATAGCTCATCTGCGCACCCCTCTCTTTCTCCTCGGCTCGTCCAGTTTCAGGACAAGTGCCATTCCGCACCACGTCAGCCAACCGGCGCCCACCGCCGCCAGCCACGTGACCGTCGGATCGGTCTCCGCCGCCGCGGCCGCCGCGTCCATCGCCAGGCACCCCGGCTCCAGCAGGCACAGCAGCAGTACCGCGATCCACAGCAGCACCGTCAGCCGCAGCAGCGCCGCCGCATAACGCAGCGCTCTTTCTTCTCTTGTGCGATTCTTTTTCATTTGTTGTTCCTCATTTCTGCAAAGGGGCTTCCCTTGCGTGTTATTGCTTGATGTAGAATTTTGCCTTGCCGCGCATCAGCTCATTGAGGTAGGTCACGCGCAGCCACGACCCCAGCTTTTCGCGCTGCTCGTCGCTAAGCGTGTCCACGTCCACCTCTCCGCCGTCCGCCGTTTTGACATAGGCCTTTACGATGATCGGCTCCTGTTTTCGCTTCCCCATTCCTGCACGCTCCTTTCCCTCGAATGTATGCCGCCGCGGCATGTCCGCTTGCCACCGTCCCGCCGCCGTGCTATACTGGCGGCGAAAGGAGGTGATTAGTGTGAACTCATCCCCACTGAACGAAAAAGAATGCTTCCTTGTGATTCATTCTTTAGATGAGCTTTATGCGTTTTTTCGCAAAAGCGGCTCGCGTGATCGTTCTCTTTCGCGTTCCGCCGTTTCGCAGAATCTTTCTGCGATCCTCAGCGCCAAAACGAAACTGCGCGCACTTCCCGCAAATGCTTCCGCCGATTTTTCGGCGCAGGAGCTCAAGGTCCTTTACTGGGCCGTGTACGAAATGCGGGATGCGATTCATTCTCAGCTTATCGAAATGCCGCTCGCTTCGCCGGTCCGCGGCAAGGCGCAGGAATCTCAGCAAGCCTGCGACCGGCTTCTCCGCCTGTTCTCTGATCTTCTTGCGGAGGTTGGTATCGAAATCGAATCGCTGTTTCAGAACCCGTGAAATTTGTGCCCAGCAGTCTGACCAGCCTTGCTGTATCCGCACCGCCGAAGTGCCCGCTTCGGCGGTGCTTCTCTTTGCTTCGCTGCATCTGCTCCATTCCCTTCACACTCCTTTCCCTCTTGCGCAGCAGTTTTCTTTTTACCATTTGTTGCGCTACGCAACATTATGCGCAAAAAAATAGGCGCAGAAATTGTCCTCTACTTTCAGCAGTCGTGCGAGCGCCCATGCCTCGTCAAGATACATCGGTCTGCGATTGTTGATCTTGAGCGATGCGGTGGACTGCTTGCAATTCATGCTGGTTGCGGCGTCCTTCTGCGTCAGGTTTAATTCTTTCAGTCTCTCTTTAATAGCAGATGAGTTGATCACGATGTTCACCTCCTCTCATTTGTTGCACTATGCAACTAAGCTATATATACTACAGATTTTCTCCATTGTCAATAGCGCTGTGCAACTTTTTTATATTTTGGTATTGCGCTATGCTATTTCGTGTGCTATTATAATTGCACACTGTAAAACCCGAAAGGATAAAATCATGTACTCTCCAAAAGAAATTGGCGACCGTATCAAGTCCCGCCGCGACGAGCTCGATATGACCCTTGACGAAGTCGCTGCGAAAGTCGGCGTATCTAAGTCTACGATTCAGCGATATGAAAACGGTCTGATTGGTCGCATCAAACTCCCTGTGATCGAATCTATCGCGGATGCTCTCTGGATATCTCCCGACTGGCTCGTTGGGGTGTCAGAAGAAAAAACCGCCGACCCGAAGGTCGACGGTCTTTCCCCATTAGAAGCGCGCTTGATGGAATTGGTTCGCCGGCTTACCGACGATCAGAAGAAGATGCTGCTGGCCCAAATAGAACTTCTACTAAGTAAGCAAGAATAACTTCCTGATTCTCAGGGGTAAGCTCGCGGAACTTTGCAAGGATCTCTCGATCAAGTCGGTCAAACATTGTGACCTCTCTTTCCCTCAGAAGCTCCCGATGATTGTATTCGGCGCCGCGCATCAGTATATACCATTCTGTCCCGCCCCGCCACAGGTAAAAATTCCCAGCAAAGGAGTGACCTCTTATGACCCCGCCGAAAGGCTTTTCTTCTTCCACCCACGCGCCGCTGCCTGATCTTCGTATTGCCGCGGCCTATATCCGCGTCTCCACCGATGACCAGGCGGAACTCTCCCCCGCCTCGCAGCTCGTCGAGATCCGCAAGTGGGCCTCTCGTAATGGCTATATCGTGCCGGATGAATTCGTCTTCATGGACGAGGGCATTTCCGGCCGCGGCGTGAAAAAACGCGACGAATTTCGCCGCATGATTGGCGTCGCCAAGACGAAGCCGAAGCCCTTCGACGCGATCCTGCTCTGGAAGTTTTCGCGCTTTGCCCGCAACCGCGACGACGCTGTCATGTATAAGTCGATTCTGCGCAAGCAGCTCGGCATTGATGTCATCTCCATTTCCGAGCCTGTGGCCGAGGGCGGCATGGGCCTCATTACCGAAGCGCTCATCGAGGCGATGGACGAATACTACAGCATCAACCTTGCCCAGGAGGTCAAGCGCGGCATGGAGGAAAAGCACCGCCGCGGCGAGGTGCAGAGCAATCCGCCGTATGGCTACGGCATCAAGGATCACGTTTTCGTGCCGAAACCGCCCGAGGATGGCTTTGTGAAAGAGCTGTTCCGCCGCTACCTCGCTGGCGAAGGCTGCTTTCCGCTCGCGCGCTGGATGAATGAATGCGGCCAGCGCACGCACCGCGGCGGCAGGTTTGAAAACCGGACCATCGAATATATCCTGCGCAACCCCGTCTATATCGGCAAGCTGCGCTGGAATCCGACCGGCCGCACCCGCCGCGACTTTGCAAATGAGAATGTCGTCCTCGTCGACGGTAAGCACGAGCCGCTGATCGACGAAGAGACTTTCAATGCCGTTCAGCGCCGCATCGATGAGCAGAAGCTTTTGTACCCGCGCTATGCCCGCGCGTCCGGAACGCAGAAGCATTGGATCTCCGGCCTTGTCCGCTGTGCCGCCTGCGGCGGTGGCCTCATCGTGAATACGCCGGATTATATGGCTTGCAACAATTACGTGCGCGGCTCCTGCCGCGTCCGGCAGACGGTGCGCCGCGACGCGCTGGAGGCTGCACTGATCTCCCGCCTGCGGGAGGACGCCGCCCGCGGTTCGTCTCTGACCTTCGATGTGGTCCGTTCCAGCGACGGATCCGCATCTTCCCTATCCGCCGTCGAGGCCGCGCGCGATTCCGCCGTCCGCATGCTCGACCGCCTGCGCGACGCCTATCTCACCGGCGCCGATACGGTCGAAGAGTACAAGGCCAGCAAGGCCGCCGTGCAGCAGCGCATTGCCGATCTCGACGCGCAGATCGCCGCCATGCAGAAAGAGGACCGGGCCGCCGCTGATCCGAAGCTGCTGCGCTCCGCTCTCCGCGCCGTCGTCAAAACGCTGGAATCCCCCAACACCACCGTCGCCGAAAAGAACGCCGCCGTTCGCAGCGTCGCCGACAATATCACCTGGAACAAAGCCGCCAACACCCTCACCATCCACTACCGCCTCGTCCTTTAGTCATGCTCATTTTATGGTTAATTGATATATGGAGGCCCGGACGGCGAGCTCGGCGCGTCGCTGCGCTACCTCTCCCAGCGCTACTCTATGCCCTACCCCGAGCTCAAGGGCCTGCTGACCGAC